TGTCATTTAAAACCTTTTGTTTATATTTGATATAATAATAAAAAAATATCAAATTTACACTTTTTTTACATTATTGAGTACATTGTTGTAATAGGAAAATATTGATTTCCATCTTCGTCTTCATGTAAATCTTGTGACCAATTATCACCGTAATGATATTGCGTTTGAAGCTTCCAAGTTCTAGATCCTGTATATGTTGGTATTAAAAATTTATATCTAACAAGATATCCACCATCATTGTAAGCATCACCCGTGAACCTGTATTCAAAGGCAACGTCTGATCCTGACTCTTCATACGTTAGCACAGCATATAAACCTACGTGCGCAGAAATGCGACTATGACATGTAAACTGAACATCATATACTACCCAGGTTGAATTATCTTCTGGCGTGTAAGTTACTTCAGAACCTGTGAGTGTTGCGTATGTTAAACCTGGGACTTGTTTAGTAACACTAGTGACAGTCGAATTTTCAACTTTTGCTATATTTCCTGATTGAAGTTGTATTTTATATGACATTTCAAGTCCTTATTTTATAGAATGTATTATAAGAAAAGGTTTTGTAACGTATGAATTGTTTATAGAATCGTCACTTAAGTTTACTATTGACTCTGTATGATGCGCTAACATGCCTCCTGAAAGTACTTTCCATTGCATTTTCAACTGTTTATTTCCTGACCAATTATCCAAAACATACTTGAACGTATAATTGTTTCTAGGAGAGCTAGAGTTTCCACTAAATCCTTGTGTTGTATAGTGAGAGTCAGAAACAATTTCCCAAGCTGATGTTGATGTGTTATATTGCATTAACTTTGCTAATAACACACCGCCTACAGATCCTGATCTTACAAAGTTTGCTGTATATTCATATATTACTTTTGATGCTAAGCCATCACAATTATATGTTATATCAGATGTATCTAAATCTTGATACGTCCCACTTCCTGTTTGAAAGCTTATTGAAGAAGCTTTTTGTGCCTGAACATTGTAAATATTCGAATTATTGTTTATTACGTAAGTCATTGTGTTCCTTTGTTTATATCGTAACACATTCGACAATTGGATCAATCAAAATTGTCTGGGAGTGGTCTGTGTGTAAATATCCTTCTAAACTTGATGTCGAATCTTTGCATTCTAATCTTAATTGCTTACTGCCTGTCCATTTTTGTAAAATATACTTATAATTAATTTGTGCAGTTCCACTTTTGGTCGACTTAATTGTCACATAAGATCCTGATATTTCATCCCACGCTGAAGTTCCAGTATTATATTCTACTAATCTAAATATTATTTTTGAAGAAGTATCTTTATAAGCCCATACAGTATTATATTCGTACATGACTTCTGTACCATGTTTTGCATCAGGCGTGTAGGTAATTGCTGAACCGTCAACTACGTCAAATGATGTTGTCAAGTCTTGCTTGACAGTTGTAGTAGTAGTTGTAAATTCTTTTTTCAAGTAAACAGGACTCAATATATAACTCAAAACTTTACCCCCCCTTATAGCGATATATATCTAAAAATCTATAAGTTTGTATCTATAAATTGTAATAAAGTTTTTCTGCCCAGGGAATAACATCCCATTTTTTTGCTGAAATGTTGTGGTGCCCTACAATACTATACTGTGAAGCTTCTTTAACTGACATTACATCTAAACTCTCACACACAGGTTTGTCAAGCAAATCAGTTGCTTCTCTTAACGATTGCAAAAACTCTCTACAGACATCTGCAAAGTCATCACCAATCATTACAAGTTTGCGTCCTCTAACTCTACTATCGGGTATTTTACAAACTTGAAGTGAAGCATCTGGGTACCAACCTTTAGTTTTTTCCCAGTATTTTTCGTCTGGGTGCATGCAAATATCAATACCAATAGAGTGTTTATTAAACTTACCTGCGTGATATGCTGCAAGTCCTGTATCTAGGCATTGTAATATTTCATATTCACCAGTCTTATGATTCCTGCCAATTAAGAAATGTGAAGAAACGTGTCGACCTCTAGCAAGATTAAATACATTATAACAGTGTCTAGAGTTTAGTCCTCCCCAGTGAACGCAAATAGTAGAAGGATCTGCTTTTCTTTTATACCAGTTTTTTGTACCATCGTCTAACTCATAAAGAGGTGCCGACCAATCTATTTCTAAAGGAGAGTCAATAGGCACAACCTTGCCCATATGCATCATAATAGGCATGCCGTAATATTGTCTAACTGCTCTGTGTGTATTAGGACCGTAAACTCCGTCAGCAGTAACGCCTACTTCTTGTTGTAATGATCTTACATAATCTCTGTTTTGATTTAAAGTTGAAAATTGCTCCATTTTTATTCCTTTTAATACTATTAAGACTATATATTAATCAAGTTCGATACTAACAGAAACAGTTCCTTTTAAATTTGGAACTCTAAGGTGTTGTACTATGTTGTGTTGTTTTGATTCTTCAGCATCTAGAAACCAATCTGCGTGACCTTTGTCGTGAATTAAATCAACAAAGTAATCATCTGGCTTGCCACAGTTTCTAGCCATCATAGTATATACCTTTTTATTAAGTCTTTCAGCTTCTCTTACGTCTGATTTTAACTCTTCTATTTTACCAAATGCATACGAAGAAACATCATGAATCATTAGTGTTGCATCTTTATCCATAAATCTCAAACCATCATCGCCAAAAGAAGCAAGAATAGCGCCACAGGACATTGCTTTGCCTCGTACAATTGTAGCAACTGGAATCGTAGCAGACTTAATAGATGATATCATAGACATTAAAGAATATACTTGGCCGCCAAATGAGTCAATAATAACTGGGATAACTTTTTGTCCTGTATTATGTGCTAAACTAACCGCAGCAGCAAAATCAGCTGCTGACTCTTCATTAAACTCGTTAACCGTTATAATAATCGGTTCATTTTTAAGTTCTAATGTTTTAATAAGAGAAGAAACCTCTGTTAAAAAATTCATATTTTGATATTAATCCTTTTTAATTTTATAGTAATTTTAACTTTTCAATAGTTGTAGATCCAACTTTTCTTGAAACAATCTTGTCATCTTTAATCTTGACAAAAGATGGAACATTCATAACTTCATATTTTGCTGCAATTTCCATGTCTTCTGTAATATCTATTATTTTTATGTTTAACTCATCTCTAATAGTTTTAGTTAACATTGTTTTCATGTGTTTACAAGGTCTACACCATGGTGCACTAAAAAATAATATTTCTTCCTTCATTTTCACTCCTTTGTAATATTTAGTATTATAAATATATTTTAATTATTATACAAGAATTTTTCAATGACTTATACAAATGATAAAACTTTTTTTAAAAAAACAATTTCAGTTAATAATACAACTGAACGTCAAGACTTAACTGATTCGTTTGCAGATGTCGTCGGGTCTTCAATAACATATACTCCTGAAACTTATGCCAATAACATTCTATATGAATATGTAACAACCTGGGTTTATAAAGATTCTACATCAAAATTAAACTTTAAATTATTGGAATATAACACAGGAACTAGTTCTTGGGACACAGTTGCAGGTTCATACTTGACAATTAAGTCAAAAATGAAAGGATCTGGCCAAATTAATTTTAGATATATATTTAATAATGTAAATTCGCAAAAACAACTCAAGCTACAATGTAAAGAAGAAAGTAGCACAACAGAAGGATATTTACATTCAAATGAGGATAATGATAGATTTTACGATCCTTACGTAACATGTAGTTCAATTTAGAGTAGAAAATGACATATAATTTAAGAAATGATAACATTTTTAATGTTCAGTGCATAAAAACATCTTCCCCGAGTGCACAGACTTCATCATCTAGTTGGCAAGATTTAGAAGGCTCTGATATAACGTATAATTGTACTGGAAGTCCGACAAAAGTAATTTATGAATATAATTTTTGTTACAAATACTCAAGTGTATTTTTCATAGGTGATTTTAAATTAGTTGAATACAATACTGGAACTTCTTCTTGGGACGAAGTTAGTAACAGTGCTTTTTTAAATGATGGTACAGCAAATAATGGATCATATCCTGCTGGATATAAATCATTTTCATTTTGTTTAGATAATTGGTCAGGAAATAAGCAATTAAAGTTACAATGGAAAAATAATACAGGATCTGCTCAAGCGCATAGAATGTTTATCTATCAAACAAATGGAACTTATTCAGGAAGTTACGTTAGAGATTGTCATTTAATAATGTATTCAATAGCATAAGAAAGTATTAAAAATGACGTTTATAAAAAAAAGCAACAGTATTCAACATGTTAAATCAAGTATAGGTACTAGTGTATCGCCTCAGACTGCAAATACTAGTTATGCAGACGTTAATGGTTCTTCAATTGAATATACAGCTGCTAATGGTGCAAGCTTTGTAGTATACGAATTTATTTTTACTTCTAGAAGCAGTACAGATAGTCACCATAATTTATATTTGGCATTGATTTATGACGACGGTGGAGGAGAAAATACTTTTGATTACTACTCAATACACGACGGCTATAATGATGGCCACTATAACAACAAAGCGAGATTTGTAATTCCAGCATACACAGGATCTAGAACCTGGAAGTTAAAATTTAGAAGTAACAACACATCACCTTGGTGGCCTAGACTACATGAAGATGAGGATAGTAATGCTTATTATCCAAGCATTTTAATGTATTCTATTATTTAAGCAATACTTTCCCAGCCCCAGCTATCACCACTCATGCCATCAGCGTTATAGTCTGTTACTGTTCCTTCAAAGAAGTTCTTAAAGCTATCGCCATTAATAATCCAATCAATCCAGTCTAGAGGATTATTTTTAACTTTAAAATTAGGTTTTAATCCTAACTGAATTAATCTTCTATCTGCAAGATATCTGATATATTGCTTTACTTCTTCTTTATCTAAACCTTCAATATCACCCATTTCATATGCTAAATCAATAACTTTGTCTTCAAGCTTTACAGCTTGACGATACATTTTATAAATTGATTTTTTAAATTCATCATTAACAATTCTTGGGTGTTCTTTAACATATTCTCTAAATAATTGTGTCATACCTTGAACATGCATTGTCTCGTCGCGAATAGACCATTCAACTATCTCGCACATTCCTTTCATCTTACCAAACCTTTGGTAATTAAGCAACATAACAAAAGCTGAAAATAAACTCATTCCTTCGTTGCAAGCAGATTGTGCTAGCGCTAAACCTAAACCTTTTCGAGTAGAAACATCATTTTTTTGCATAAACTCAATTTTATCACTCATTTGTTTATACTCTAAAAATGCACTATACTCTTCTTCAGGTAAACCTAACGTATCGTTAAGAAGAGCATAACTACGTTGATGCGTACCTTCACGATTTGCAAAGCTTAATAGCATACTCCTAATTTCATTATTCTTAAACTTAGGAATAAACAGATCACAATAGTTACCACCTACTTGCACATCACTTTGCGTAAATAGTCTAAGAATCTGTGTAATATGATTCTTCTCTTCTTTGGATATCTTACCACCCTTCCACTGATTTACATCTTCTTGTAATTTTGCTTCCCAGCTACCCCAGTGAATCTTTTCATGAGATTCAGCTATTTCCATTGCCCAAGGATAGCTAAACGGCTTATAAGTTTTACTGTATTTTAATAACGACATCGTTCAACCTTTTTTTAATGTTTGTATAATAATAATTATCCTTGACAACTTAGACATTCATCAGGATCACTAAAATCTTGAAGTTTATTTTGTTCAACTTTTTGACTTATCTTTTCTGCTGATGCTCCTGCATTTGTTCTAAGATAATATAATCCTTTAAGTTTCTTTTTCCAAGCTCTTAAATGAACTGCATTAACATAAGATTTTTTTGTTCCTGCTGGAAAAAATAAATTAACACTTTGACCTTGACAAACAAATTTCTGTCTATCTCCAGCATGATCAACTAACCACCTTTGATCTAGTTCAAAGGCAGTCTTAAAAACTTGTTTGTGCCAATCAGACATATATTCCAAATGCTGGACAGATCCTTCTGCTAAGATAATTGATTTCCATTGTGCTATGATCCAATCACTCTTTTTAACATCTGGCATATCTTTACAATATTCCAACAAAACTTTTTCTAAATGTGGGTTTTTAACCAAGTAAGAACCAACTCTTGTTCTATGCGTATAGGCATTTGACTTCCAAGGTTCAATTGAAGGTGAAGTTCCTGCAATAATAGAAGAGTTTGCATTAGGTGCGATTGCTAAAAGGTGAGAATTTCTAACGCCATATCCTTTGCCGTCTGGACACTCACCTTTTAATTTGGCCAACTCCATTGTTTTCTGTTTTGCTCTTTCTTGTATGAGTGTGAATATATTCATATTTGCTGCTTTTGCAATACCAGATTCAAACGGAATATTCTTTGATTGCAAATAAGAGTGGAAACCCATAGCACCTAGTCCAAGACTTCTCTCTAGCTGTGCAGATTTAATTGCTCTATTTAAGTGAACGGGAGCATTGTCTATAAAAAATTGTAAAACATTATCAAGGTACTCTATTAAATCTTCTACAATCGTTGAATTTTCCCATTCATCAAACTTTTCAATATTCAAAGAGCTTAAGCAACAAACAGCACTTCTATCTGGAGATGTTGCCAAATGGATTTCATTGCAATTGTGAACAAGTATGTTATTTGCAAAAAAATTTTTATTGTCTTTAACAGTTATATCAAAGACAGACTCTTTAGCTTCTCTTTTGATTATTTTTAATCCCATATTTTCTACCTTTTATCCATTCTTCATTGTTAAATATGTCAATTTCTTTTTTACTCATTTGTTTTGAAATTTTAAGTTTTTCGTTAGAGTACCAAATTTTTCCTGTTAAAGACTTAGAAAGTTTTTTACTATGACTATTTGTTCTTTTATATTTGAAATCATCATCTTTTAAATTATACAAATCTTTCATTGCATTTACAAAACCTTTTAAACCTGATCCGTATTTTTTAAATCTAAATTTTGAATAAGACTTTGGAAAGCCATAGACTTCTGCACTATATATTTGCCACTTTCTTTTAGGTAGCTGACCTTCTTTTTTGAAATAAGAAAAAGCCGCTACTAATATTTCTTCATCTGTAAATCCTGTATATGTTGGATTTTTTTCTCCTGATGTTGCAATTGAATTTTTTATTCGCCATTCATCGTACTTTTCATCAGGTACTACCCATCCTCCATCACCACCTTTAGTCATATTATAACCATTTTTAAAAGTATCATAATATTCGATGTAATATTTTTCTTTTTCCAAAGCATCTTCTTTAGAGTTACATTCAAAAATTATTTTAGATACTATACTTTTAAGTCCATATTTTCTAATTGCTTTGTAGAAATGAGTATTGTGACCTGCTTGTGAATTTGTAACGTGTTTATGTAATCTTTTAGACAAAGTTAGACCAGTGTATCCAATGTATGATTTATTTGTTTCCTTAAAAGTGTGCATGTATATTATATATTTCAAAGTATTTCCTTATGTTGATAAATGAATTTCAATATTAAATATACATCTAGTAATCTAATTAGGAAAAAACTAATTCGTCATCTTCTTTAAGATCTTTAGCTTTTACGTAGCCTCTATTTACAGTATATACTTTATGGTCAGGAGTACAAACTATTTTTTGACCAGATTCTTCGTCTATAATTTCAAGTACTTCTGCACTTTTACTAATTAATCCTGCGTCAGTAATTTCTTTGTATTCAATTTCTTCTGTGTCAATATTGTAAGATAAAACAAAAACTTCTTTTCCTTCGTTGAAAAGATTAACAACTTCTTCTAATGATACCTGAGTATTTAGTACGTTGTCAATTAATACATCAATTTTTGTATCACCTGTTAAACATAAGTTTGAGCCATATATTTTAAGATTCAAGTCTTTTTGAAACTGTGGTAGATGTCTATTAGCTTCGTCAATAAAGTTAATGTAAGGTTCACCTGTTCTAAATCTTATTTTTAGTATTCTTTGCCATAGTGATCTAGCATCAATGGTATCTCTTACAGATCCATCGTTAGGATCAGTTAGATTCCATTCCTCACCTTTGGTTACTGCTTCCATAAATTCATCTGTAACATTTACAGCGTTATTTATGTTAAAACACTTACGATTAACATCACCTCCAGTTGGAAGTCTTATACTTAAGAATTCTACAATGTCTGGGTGCGAAACATCCATATAAGCTGCATACGAGCCTTTTCTAGTTTTACCTTGACGATATGCTGTCATATCACTATCAACTGTTTTTAAGAAAGGAATTGGCCCTGGAGATATATTACTATTTGATCTAATTGAACTCCAGTGACCACCTACACCCCCACCTTTAACAGACATCCATCTCAATTCATCTGAATGGGATATTAATCCTTCTAGCGAATCATCAACATATGTTAAAAAGCAAGATATAGGTAAACCAAGTTCTGTCTTTCCTGGTAGCGGTGCATTAGATAAAATTGGTGAACTAAACATAAACCAACCTTTAGCTGCATAATTGTATATTCTTTGTGCTAGTTCTATATCAGTTCTGTCTTCTTCTTTGTTAAAAGAAAATGCTACGGCGGCTCGAGCAAAGCTTTCTTGTGGCGACTCTTCATGATCTTGCATGTAGTAGTCTTTAAGTAGTTTCTTTGAAAAATCTGTTAAGTTGTTATCGTACCCTAAATCTATAGTAATGCCACAGCATTCTTTTTTCATGTTTTCTTCCTTAATCTAGTCTGAACTTCCGACTTTTCCTTCTTTTCTTTTGGAAAGACGGGATAGAGTTAAGTATTCTTCTTCACTCATTTCAGAATACTCGTTGTCACACTTAACAACAACAATTTGAACAGGTAGCTTCTGCCCACTCTCTATAGTATATTCCTCATTACCAATGTTTACAAGATTAACAAATATTTCTCCTGTATACCCTTCGTCTACAACACCAGCTCGATACTTCAG